ATTACCACCAAATACTGATATTGTTGATCTCAAGCTAAATCTTGCAGATGTTGAATTTATTAATACGATTAAGTTTAATGCTCAACAAATAGCTGCTTTATACGGAGTTCCACCTCATATGGTAGGCATATTGGAAGCGACAAAATATAATAATGTAGAATATATGATGCTCGAATTTAAAGCATCAACACTTGCATCAATAGGAAGAATGTATCGTCAAGAATTAGAGTCTAAACTTTTAACAACCGAAGAGCGTCTAAATGGTGTATCTATAGAATTCAATTTCAATGCACTGATGGAAACCGATAGTAAAACAAGAATTGAGAATTTAAGAACTTTACAAGGTATGGGTGTTGTTACTCCTAATGATGTATGTAAATTGGAAGGATATCCAACATATCCTGAAGGTGATGAACATTTTATGCCAGGAAATTATTTAACTGTTTCCAAAATTACTAATTTAAATAATACTGATAAAACATTTAATAAATAAATGAATATATATAAAAAAATAACTTTTATTAATGAAAAAGATTATAAGAAATTATTCAGGTGATATATCCTTTAGAGCCTTTGAAGAAGGTGAGAAAAGATATTTAGAAGGATATGCAGTTGTATTTAATAAACGCTCAAAATTAATTAGCGAAAATAATAGACTTTTCTATGAAATTATAAAACCTGAAGCATTTAATGATGTGCTTAAAAGTGAGGATTTAAATGTTGTGCTAACCTTCAATCACGAACGTGATAGAGTAATTGCAAGAACGAAATCTGGAACTTTAAAGCTATTATTAGATGAATATGGTTTGCGTTTCATAGCAGAAGTACCAAATACTACCCTTGGTAATGATATTTATGAACTTGTTAAGCGAGGTGATCTTTTTGAGAACAGTTTTGCCTTTGCCGTAAAGAAAAATGATGATGAATGGACAAAAGATGAGAATGGAAATGATCTTAGAATCATTAAAAAAGTATCCCGTCTATATGATGTTAGTATAGTTGTCGATGCAGCCTATTCTGATACGTATGTTATGGCGAGAGATGAGGATAATATTAATTATGAAGAGCATATTGAGCCACAACCAGGTGAAAGTAAAGATGAATTTGTTTCAAAGTGCATTAAATATTTAATGGATACTGGTGAAACTAATGATGTGGATCAGGCTGCAGCAATATGTTATAAATATTGGGATGAGCATTCAATGAAACAAGATGAATCTAGTGTAAATAGTGAGGCAAAAACTGAGGATCAAAAAGAGAATCTTGAATTAACAAGAATGAAAATGAAATTTCAACTTTTAAAATTAAAAGGTATTAAAAAATAAAAAATTTATTATGAAAAGAATTGAAGATTTAAAGGAAAAACGTTCAAAAATAATCTCTCAAATGGAAGAGATTCTTAAAGTAGAAGATCTAACAGCTGAAAAAAGAGCTGAATGGAATGATCTTAATACTAAAATAGAAGAAATAGACAATGAAATTCGTATTCTTGAACGTCAAGAAGAACTTAATAAACAAATTGTCGTTGAATTAAAAGAAAATAATTTAGAAAAAATGGAAGAAAGAAAAGATTTAGTTATTGAATTTAGAGATTGGCTCAAAAATTCTGTTGAAAATGGTGGAAAAACATCATTCCGCGCCGATCCTTTGGTTTCTAGCACTCAATCAGCAATGATCAATAAAGGAGTTGCATCAGAAATTGATGTCCTTTATTCGCCATCAATAGATTTTCTTAAAAAACTTGGTGTAACATTCTTTACTGATCTTAATGGTAATTTTGTTGTTCCTTCTATGGCTGAAGATTTAGCAACATTCCCTGGTGAAGATGCAGATGCAGCTAGCGCTAATATGGCTCCCGACGCATTGACACTTTCTGCTCGCAGAGTAACTCATCGTCAGAGTATTTCAAGAGAAACTCTTTCACAAACAAATCCTGGCATCTATCAGAGCATTTTGCAAAATCTTATAAATGGTATATACAATGCCGTTACTTATGATCTTTTTGATCAGATTGATACCGATGCCGCAACTCAGATGACTGATGACACTGCAACAGGCCTTGTTTATAAGGATATTGTAAAAATGGAAGCATCCATAGGTGGACTTTCACTTAATTCACCTGCATATGTTACAACTCCTTCAGTTAAAGCATATCTTAAAACAAAATCATTGCTTGGAACTGAAAACGGTCCTGCCTGGTCACTTGACAATACTCTCAACGGTTACCCGGCATACGGTACGCCAGCCGCAAATGCAAATAAAGTTTACTTTGGTGACTGGACAAAGGTTTGTGTAGGTCAGTGGGGACCAATTGAAATTGTTGTTGATCCTTATTCAGATGCAAAGAAAGGACTCATCAATATTACAGCAATTGGTTTATTTGATACAGGTTGTATGAATAAACGAGCATTCTGCATCCTTAAGGATGTATCCGCAGGATTATAATTAGTTGCCAGATTTGAAGGGGAGATAACCTCTCCCCTTCATTTTAAATAAATAAATAAATCATTTGTATTATGCCTCTTGTATATGGATATAATGAATATAATATAACAAAAACTAAATTAGATTATCCTGTATCATTATTCGAACTTAAACGTCATTTAAGAATTGAGGCATCATTCTCAGACGATGACGAATATTTAAATGATCTTATAAAGGTCGCAACAACATCTGCTGAAAACTATATTGAGAAAGATATCGCAAAAACATTAAATGTTTTAAATATTAAAAACTTTAATGGAAGTTGTGTAAAAATATATGATGGTTTTTATAATGATTACATAGGAACATATGATAGTAATGATGCATCGATAGGTGAATATTATTATGTTATATCCGAGCCAAATTGTTTTACTATTAATTATAGAGACACCATTTCATCGGATTCAATTACTATAAAATATTATACAGGTTTTTCATCTACAACAATAGAGCCTGTTATAAAACAAGCTATTTTAATTGAAGCCGGTAATTTATTTGATGTTGAACGCAATTCTTATACATTAACAGGAATAACTAGAGTTAATGTTTTCGAGCGCCTATTATCTCCATATAAAATGATCCTTTTTTAATGTTAAGTTATTTATTAAATAATAGAATAGTTATTGAAAAGGGGACGCAGGGAGTTTCAAATAAATATACTCCAATAATTGAATATGAAACATATTGTGAAGTTTGGGCAAATGTTTATATAAGAAGTATCAGCGCCGTCTCAACCAATATTAATGAGGATTTATTATATGTAACAGAGTTTATAGTAAGAAATAACAAAATTACTCAGGATGTGAATAATAAATACAGAATTCTTTATAATGATCAATATTATAAAATTATTGAAGTGGTTATTTTAAATGATCAATTTATAAAATTTATATGTCGACATTATGAGTATGAATAATGATATAGTTACATATGAATTAAATGGTGCTAGAGAAATAATTGAAGCTTTAGGTGAGCTTCCGGAAAAAGTTCAAAAAAGTATTATAAAATCTTTTTTAAGAAAAACAGGACAAGAAAAGATTGTTAAACCACTAAAAACATTAGTAAATTACTCAGCCGAAAGAGAAAGTACAATAAAAGTTGTTCAAGCAAATGATGATAAAGATGCTGTTCAGGCCGGTGTAACAGGTAAAGGATATATAATAAGATGGGTTGACCTTGGCACAAAGGAAAGAAAAACAAAAAAAGGATGGTCGAGAGGAAAAATTGAAGGAAGAAAACAAATTCAACCATTTATTGAATCTCAAGTTGAAGAAGTAGTTGATTATTTTAATGAAAATCTCGGTGAAGAAATAAATAAAATACTTGAGCGTCGTTTAAAAAGACTTAGAAAGAAACTTGGATAATTATGGAAATTATTGAATCGATATTAAATGTCATAACATCAGACAGTTCAATTAATGAATTGGCGACAGGAGGCATAAGATATGAGCATCTACCTGTAGATTTTGATCGAAGTTTGGACTGGATTGTTTTTAGTTATAAGTTTTTAAACGAAGAAAAAGTTAATACTGATTCAACTAAAAGAATTATTGAATATGCATTAGATGTCCAAATAATATCACCTGATATTGATAATGTAGTAATTATTAGTGATTATTTATATAACTATTTAACAAATTATGACGATAACGAAAATGTAAGAGATATTACAATGACTGATTCAGATGCATCTTATGATCTTGAGTATAAAGTGTATTATAAAACACAAACATATAATATATTATTCATTCGTAATAAATGAATATATATAATAAAAATAAATTAAAATAAAATTAATTAGCTATGGCATTCAATCCTATTTTAGGCAAAGATTTTATGATTTTAGTCGACAACTCTATTCTTGCTTATGCAGAGAGTTTTGAATATTCGCTTGACAAAAATGAAATTGAGGTAACTAACCTATCATCAGGCGATTGGGATGAGTTCCGAGTTGGAACTAAAAACTGGACTGGATCAACTAATGCTCTTGTTGTAAGAACAAGTGATACATCACGTGGTTTTGATTATTTACTTGATTCTTATCTCAATGATACGAGCATATATGTTGCATTTAAACCTAATATTGCAAGCAATAATTATGTTGCTGGTGTCGCTTATGTGACAAGTCTTAAGGTATCTAATCCTGGAAAGAAAGATAAAGTTACTTTCTCAACCTCATTTAAGGGCACAGGTGCAATATCAAAACTTAAGGTTTCTTAACATATAATTTAAAAATATTAATTTAAACCTATGGTTGAGTATATAACTATAAACGGTGAAAAGCATCCTGTTATAATTAATTATTATGTAATAGGCGAGCTCCAACGTGAGACAGGATGTAAAATGTCAGATTTTACAGATATAGAAAATAAATTATATTTAATTGAGCCATTTTTGTATTATGCAATTAAATATGGTCATAAAGTAGAAGGAAGTGAATTCTCTATTAAGCGAGAAGATTTTTATAAATATGTTGTCGATAATAAAGTTTATATAGATTTCTTAAATTTATTTGGAAAGTTTTTTATTCAGGATTCCGAGGAAAATAAAAAAAAATAAAGGAAGAAAAGGAAAAAGAGATATCACTTGATGAATTATGTGGATTCGCTATAGCAAAATTACATATTTCATCAAGTGATTTTTATTTATTGACACCTCGTGAATTTTATTATGCAATAAAATATGTTATAACGGAAGAAGAATCAAAACATAAAATTGAATCATCATTACAAAGATTAAATACATTTTTAATAATTAATGCATTAGGAGCGAATATAAATTCACCTGAAGACTTATACAAATTTTATTGGGAAAATGATGAGGAAGTAAATACTATCGATATAAAAGAGCCTGATTGGGCAAAACTAGAAAAAGAATTGTTTAAAAAATGAGAATATATATTTTAAAATGACTATTTAATAATGGCATCGAAAGCTTTATATGATCTTACCTTAAAAATTTCAGCAAACACCGCTGAATTAAAAAGAGGACTAGAAGAATCTAATAGAAGAATAAAATCTTTTCACGATGATGTAGCAGATAAAATCGGTAAAGTTAAAAATATATTCTTAGGTGCAGCCGCTGCAATAGGAGGTATAGAAACTGCACTTAATGTAGTTAAAACAGGATTTAATGCTACAGGTGAAGGTGCTGATTTTCTTGAACAGAAAACAGCGGTCTTAAAAGCAACTTTTGTAGAATTTTCAAAATCTATAACTGATCTTAAATTTACGGGTTTAATTGCAGATCTTGTTTAATTGCAGATCTTACTAATTCAGCACGGGCGGCGGAGGACTTTGTTAAACAAATGGATAATATTAATACTGCTCTTAGTGATTTAAGTATAAGACAATCAAGTCTTCAGGCCAGACTTAGTGAACTTAGATATAAACAAGTCGAAGGCACGTTAACTGAAAAAGAACAGGAAGAACTTATTAATGCTCAAGAAAATTTGTTTAACGAACAAAAGGCTGTATATGATAGAGCTTTACAAGAACAGATTGAGTATATTGCAAAGAAAAATTATATAGATAAAGAAACATTTAGTGTTGAAACACTTGAAAAAGGCGCGGCAGAAAGATCTGATATTTTTAAACAATCAAGTAAGGAGGATTATAAAAAATGGCAGGATACTACGGTTAATCAATTTAAACAATTTCAGGATGATTTAAGAAAAAAATATTCCCATTGGGAATGGGTGAAACTGGAGGGTTTTATTTTTCCTATACCGGTTAAAGTGCCGGACGAGGATAAGATAAAAGAAGAACTGGATAGATTTATTAAAAATTTAACACCTGCCCAACAGTTGGAAATATTTGAAAATGTACTCGCCAGTCCGGAAGAATATAATGCTTATATAAATTATCTTAAAAAAATAAATGATCTTGAAAGGGAATATTATGAAACATTAAGAAAAGAAAAAAATTTAAAATCAACACCACCTACACCAACTACACCACCAAAGGAAGAACCAGAATTTACTAAAATCGCACCTCCACCAGTTATTAAAGATACAAAAACATTAAGCCTTGCAAGACCGATTAATGAAATGATTAACACCTTACAGCTAGTCCCAATGAAAATGGGTGAGACACACAACTATTGGGCAGAAATATTAACCGAGATGTCAAGCTTAACTTTAGATTTTACAGCCGTTATTGGTGGATTGGGCGATGCCATAACTAATGCTGCAGAAGATGGAAAAGTAAGTTTTGGTGAAATGATGGATATAATAACACAAACTGCGCTCAGAACTATCCCAGTGTTAGGTGCATTAGCCGCTGCTAATATAATATCTACTGAATCACATAAGGGATTAGTTGGTATATTTACAGCTACGGCAGCATTGGCTTCATTTATAGGTTTATGGGGTAAATTTGTTAAGAGCAATAATTATTTCACAGGAACTAATTTTGCGTCTGGTGGTTGGAGCTTAGTGGGTGAAGCAGGGCCTGAACTTGTTAATATTCCAAGAGGATCTAGAGTTTTATCTGCTTTAGAAACTCAAAATGCTTTAATAGGTGGAAAAGCAACATTTGTACTTAGAAATGATGTTCTGGTCGCTGCCATAGAGCGTCATAATAAATTTAAAAGAAGTTATGCATAATGAGTTACGGTCTTAAATATTATATTCCATACACACGAATCAGTGGTAATAATACCTATATTCATATTTATGAAAGTGATTACGCTGGTTCTTATACAACTTTACAAGCGGATGGGAATCCCCTTGAAATAATGGTTGATGGGGATGTAAAAAATATTTATGCTGGCACAGTCGGATCTGGAGCAGTTATCAATGTTAGGGTTAATCCATTGACAATGTTAGATCTTTTCACAACCGATCCACAAAAATATAAAGTTGTAATATATAATAACTCAAATGTTTTATGGCAGGGTTTTATTAATTCGGACATCTATTATGAAGAATTAAATGCAGGTAAAAATACATTACTTTCATTAAGAGCAAATGATGGAATGGCTGTATTAAGCAAAATTCCTTATATGTATGATCCTTCAACATATTATACTGGAATTGTAACAATAGCCGAGGTATTTAATAATATTTTTTCAAAACTTAATCTTACATTTGATCACGCGTGGGGTTTAATGGATTATAGAGTAAAGGAGTATGTTGATAATATTTTCTTATACTTAAAAGTAAATCAGAATAATTATATCAATGAAAGTGGAGAGGTAATGAATTGTAGGGAAGTTCTTGACGCCATTTTAAAATCTTTTGGTTTAAAAATGTCATTCAGGGGTGATGTAATTTACATCATAGATCCAATTTGTTTACATAATACATCACTTGGTCAATTATTTAATACAGGATGGGGCGAAACTATATCAACCTTTCCCGGCGGTGTTCTTGATATATCATTAGGTCAAATTTCTTGGTATCAAACAGGTATATCATTAGACATTAATCAACCTATAAATCAATTGGAAATAAATTATAATCCATACACATTAACATCATTAACTTATGATTTTAGTAATAAGGATAATTGGGCGAATGAAGGAAGGTGGCTTGGACCGTATGGTTGGGTTCCTAATAGATATTATATTAATAATTTTATTGAATATAATGATGTATCAATTCACGGCATTTATATATATAAGCAAGCAATAAAAAGAGAAGATGGGACTGATGCAGAATATTATCTTAAAATACAGAATATTCGTCATACTATAGATGGAGGATATGCAAAAATTTCATTTCCATTTTCAACCGTTTGCAAAGATCCTAATTTACGTCTTAAGATAACAGCTGATTATTATTGTAACACAAGAGCATACGATAATATTTATGATACATCCATCGCATCTTGTGAAATAAACTATATTGAAACAAGCATTGGATATTTAATCGGAGAAGGTCCCGAGTCATCTATTAATTGGCAAAATATCAAAATTTTGTCAGATTATACACTAACTGGTTCAAATATAAGTGAAAGTAATATAGCTGATAAATGGGTTACATCTTGCACTTATTGGCCTTATGGTGGGACTGCCGATTTGAGTAATGATGGGATTATTAATGTGTATATATTAGGACACTATAAAACTAATTCATACACAACAACTGATAAAAATACATTAGTTAAAAATATAAAAGTTGAAATAGTTGATGGTAGCAGTGGTAATGTAATTGAAAATCATACATTTAAATATACAGCATTACAACCTGTTGGCAATTATATATTTGAACCAGCGAAAATAGATTTATTACACGGGACAGGCCCATATGGAGCTTCAAAAGGTGCTTATATTGATTATTATGATGGTGTTATTTCACCCGGTATTTATAGAGGATTAGAGCCCAGCACAGGTGATTTATATCCTAATGCTTATTACGTCGCGCAATCATTTGTAAGCCAATATAGTCAACCAAGATTTGTGTTATCTGGAACATTAAATGTAAAAGATCAATTATTAGATATACAAAATTACCTTATTACGTGGTCAAATTATTTACCTAATAAATATTTTTATATTGTGGGCGGGGTTTATAATGATAAGTATGAATATATGGAAGTAAAAATGATTGAATGTGCTAGCACTCGTGAAAATATAAATATAATATCATAATTATGTCAATAAATATTAGTACTCGAAGATTATATCCAGTAAGAAGAGATAAACAAGTTGGAGTAACACAAACAACTGTATATACTGGCACCTCAATATTAGGAGGAGGTATTCAAAGCACTCAAGGAATTCAAGGCACTCAAGGTGTCCAGGGAGCATCAGGCACACAGGGCATACAAGGTATTCAAGGTGCTCAGGGAAGACAGGGTATTCAAGGTATAACAGGTATTCAAGGTATTCAAGGAATTCAAGGAATAACTGGTCCAACTACTTATCCAGGGGCGGGAATTGCAATATCAACAGGATCATCCTGGGCGACATCTTATACAAATAACTGTGCTTATTGGGATCAAGCGTGGTCCTGGGGCAATCACGCATTAATGGGCTATGCAATAAAATCAAGTGATGAAACTATAACAGGAAGTTGGACATTTTCTACAGGAAATCCTATAATGGCAACAGATCTTTATCTTAATGATGGTGTATGGTTATCATTTGGCACGACAAGGGATAGAGCATATATACAATACTCGGGGATGAATAAGGCATTACAATTCTCTGTAGATCCAACGAAAGATGCTAGTATTTTTAAATGGATGTCAGGAAGCAATGAAATAATGAGATTATTATCACCTGGAGATATTTATTTAAGAAATAATACAAAAAAAGTTGCTGTAGAAGATGCATCAATATATTACACTTCATCAAGTTATACTATAACAAACAATGATAATAATAAGATCATTGAACTTGATCCAGCGACTGGGAGTACTTTATATTTATACTTAGGCAAGGCAGGTTGGCCCGGGTTTCAAGCAACAGTAGTTAATGTTGGGAAAGGAACAATTAATGTATCAACTTCTGGAGGATCTACAATATTATCGAAAAGCGGTTATACAAAAATTACACAACAATATACAGGTGCAACGTTCTACAAACGAAGTAATCACGTATGGGTGTTAATTGGGTAATTTAGTTGGGGGTTAGTGCCTGTATAAAAAAAATAAAATAAAATTTTATGTTAGTACAATTACACGGGATTTTACAACAGGGTGCAACAGCACCATCTGCAAATTATATTTTTGTAAATCCTAATTATTTAACATTTAGTTATGATTGCACACCCTATATCACAAATACAGTAAGCATTACTGCATCAGGAAGTTGGACGGCATCTTGGACAAGTGATTATTTTTTTTCAGCATCACAATATAGTGGGTCTGGTAATGCTACAATTTATATAAGTTGTTTATATCCAAATGAAGATCCGTTTTCGATTGTAGATTATTTAGTTTTTACGTGCGATGGATCAACTGCTGTATTAACTTGTGAACAATTTGAATATGGTGCAGGATGGAGTTAAAATAAATTTAAAATAGATTATGACAAAAAAAATTATTATTAGTAAAGATGATATTAAGAATTTATCTTTACCTGAAGGATATGAAATTGTTAAGAAACCTGATCCAAATCAGGCGATTTTGGATGAGATTGCAAGGCTTGAGGAGCAGCTTGCACAGATGAGTGAGCCTACAATGGAAGAATTGATTGAGTTTGGTAAGATGTTTCATCCATATTATCAAACTATAAATCAAATAAATGAATTAAGGAAAATTGGATAATGGCAATAACAATTTCATACTTAAACAGTCCTCAAAATGTCAGGGCAACATTGCAAGATGGAGGTAGTTTACTTGCAAATACAACTTATTATGTTATTATCGTTGCACGAAATAAAAGTTCAATAGTAATATCGGACGACTTATTACTTTCACCTCCATCTGCGGAAATTAGTTTCACAACCACAGATACAAAGAAATCGACCTTAATAGAGTGGGATAGTATGGGATCAGGAATATATTATGATGTTTGTGTAACAACAACTTCTGGAGATTATGTTTTTTATTCTACTAATAAAAGAACCTGTGCAATTGCTAGCTTGTCTACAAATAGTTATCTTTTAACAGCCCCCCCAAACACTTCTTATTTCCCAAATATTCCTTCATACCGTTATAATTCGTTTGGATTTTCTCGAAATATAGGTAACATTATAGTATATGTTTCAGGTAATGAGACTCCGTATAGTATAGCTCAACAAATTGAGGCTCAATTTCCAGATAATATTAAATATGGTAA